ATAATGCCAAAAGACAAAACAGACGTCCCGTGGACGCAAAAAGAAACAGATATACTTATCACGAATTATCGCATCATATCGGCTGCGAAGATTGGTGAGAAAGTTGGCCGCTCGCGCGAGGCCGTACTCGGCAAAGCGTATCGCATCGGACTTACGCCGCGTAAGAGCCGTAAAACGTCACACACAGTTATCCGTAATTCGGAGGTCGTTGACATCCCTGTGCGGGTCGTGCCAACTGTCAGAGACTTTAACCTACCAAAGAAAGGAACTACCATGGCAGACTATTACGAAATAGACGGGGTAAAATATTTGAGCACCGATAAAGAGGTCACCTATAGATATGTGAACGTGCGTGTGTTGGCCGGATCTATCCGCTACCCGGATGTCGAAGACCCGACAAAAACGGCCGCACGGCGTAAGGGCGACGAGCCTCTTATGCGCTTGGAGCACGCCGAGGCTATGATCGCCCATGCGAAAGCGAAAGGTAAGATGCCAGCGATTGAAATACTGAGCACGGACTTAGAGGACTAAATAAACTACCGCGCCGCTAATAGTGGCGGCGCGTCTCAACCAGCAGAAGAGAATTACATGGCCGGATTTAAACAGAGAGAAGGTGACTTCGCCGTCACCGTAAGCCGAGGCGTCTATAAGCAAGTGGATGTCTATGAGAGGCGTGGCATGGTCTTCGTCTTAGGGCAAGCTATGGAAAACGCGCGTTTATGCGAATTTAATAGCTCTCACCGTAACTATGAGTTTAGGTCGCCATGAAAATTATAGGCCACTACACGACGCCAGAGGGTGTTAAGCACGCTTTCTCGTTCCCTGTACCACAGGGCTTGGAAGAGATTAACCTAGACGCCTTTGAAATAGAAGGCGTTTGCTACGAGACAAGCCGTGAGGGGGTTTATAGTGCCCCTGCGGTGCTGCCGTTTAGGTTAAGAGAGGACAAACCGAATGACTGATAAAGCACTAGATAAGGCTTGGGTTAAGCACAAAAACACACATTTATCCCACCTTCACCGCCCAAACCATAGGAACCCAGCATATGACATGCTTCTTAGTCGGTACGCTTTTAGCGTTTTTGGTTTTCGTATTCGCGTTCTGCGCGGGTTACCTTATAGCCAAGGGCAACGTAAGACGCCTAAAATAAACTCAAATAGAAAGAAACAAAATGACAAAACTAAAGATATACTTAGCGTCTAAACTGTATCACGCAGACGTCGTAAAGAACCTCGTCATATGTAACACCTACGACGTCACATGGACAAATAGGTGGCAATGGTTCGAGGGGGTCGTCGATGACACAGAACAGTTCGCGCAACACTTTTGGGAGAACGACTTTGACGATATAGACGCCGCTGACTGCGTTGTTATTTACGGCGTCGTAGGCGACGAACTTAAAGGTGCTCTCGTAGAAGCGGGTTACGCAATAGCTAAAGGTAAGCCCGTCTACTGCGTAGGCGGTAGCGCCAGTTTCGGGACATGGCAATACTCTCAACGGGTAGAGACGTTTGATAACCTTAACGCATTGGCTATATATCTAGGCGTGCGACAATACCCCTAAAATAAAGAAACCCCGCCGTTTGCACGCGCGGGGTTTAAGTTTCACATTTTCGTAGAGGAAAACAAAATGCAAAAAAGTAATAACATAACAGATTTACGTTTGCAACTGCTAGCGAACGGCTACACGCCGATCCCGAATAAGGACAAAGCCTGTTATATGGAAGGTTGGCCGAAGGTACAAGTCGACGAGGATGTCGTGCGTCGGTGGGGCCGTATGCACGGCACGAAGGGCACCGGGCTACGCGTGCAGGACGGGCTTTGCGTCATAGACATCGACATCGACCACCCTATTATTGACGACATTATCGAGGTCATGCTCGACACGCTGCCCGAAGACCTACAGCCTGACCGCTTAGAGCGCGCAGGTAAGGGCCACAAGATTGCGTGGTATGTACAGACCGACGAAATGTTCTCACGGCTCCACACACGGCGTTGGGTCGCCGAGGGGGACACCGAGGACGATGTCACGCACTCTATCGAGATCTTCGGCGGGGGGTCGACCCGTCAGTTTGGCTCGTTTGGGCCTCACACACTTGACGACGACGGTAAAGTGAAGGTCGCCTATAGATGGGCCGAAGAAAGCCCCGCCGACGTTCCGCTTAACGCGCTGCCCTTTCTGACGAAACATCAAATGTTCGCCATGCTCGACGCAGCAGAGGTCGAGTTGCGTGTGCAGGGGTTTACCCCGGTCGCCAGAACCAAGACGGGCGAGGGCACGCCGTCGCGCGTCTATGATTTGACTGAGGATATGACCTTCGAGCTTGACGAAGGCGGGGTTGTGACGCTCTCAGAGCTTACAGAGCGCGTTAAGGGCGGGTGGGCAGGCCGTTGCTCCGCGTCATGGCTAGAAGGCCCTAGCGCGAAGAATACGAAGCGATGTCTCGTGTCGCAGACTGCGACGAAGCACGTCGCTATATGGGAGAGCGCGGGCGGCGACACGCATATGGCCGCGTCCATCGCGCCGACAGACTTCACCGAGCGCGTCGACAGGATCGCCGAGAAGCTTCGCGAGCGTAAGGATAAGCGGCGTTCGCGTCTCAGCTCCGAAGACGACCACGTCAACGCCGCGTCGAAGCTACTTGTGTCCTATGCGTATCTGCCGACAGAGGACAAGGTCATGCCGATATGGGCGACGTCGGACGACGAGGCCATGAAAGTCAGTGCGTTTCGTACGATGATGCAGCCTTGGACGGGTGTGGAAGTGGGGCCTCGCGGCGGTGAGAAGCGTATCAGCGCGGTAGACATATGGTTGTCCAACATGCAGCGCGTTACCGCGGCAGGCTTGCGTATGCGCCCCGATCAGCCGCGACCGACCTTTGAAGAGCACGGTAAGACGTGGATAAACACCTATAGAGCGCCAGACCACGGCCCCGTCGAGGACGGCACGATAGATGGGGGGTTAGAATTGCTCGCGCAGCTCGTGCCTGACGATAGAGAGCGGGAGTGGGTCACGCGTTGGCTAGCCTATAAATACCGCTATCCGCACGTTCCGGGGCCGTCCCTTATTATGGTGGCGCGGGGTTTTGGCACAGGGCGCGGCACCTTTGGCGCGTTTCTTAAGACGCTATTTGGTAACCAATATGTGACGAACGTACCTTTTCATATCTTTGCGGGACTGTCGTCGCAGTCTCAATACACAGATTGGGGAATAGACGCGCTCTTCGCCATTGTAAACGAAAGCTCGGCGACGGGTGACCAGTCGTCATATCAGACGAAAAGCAACGTCTATGAGCACTTAAAAGAGGTCGTAGAGCCTCGCGCGACGGAGCGAACGTATATCCGTAAGGGTGTTGGATCTCTACGCGCTCTCGCATCGACGACGGCGATTGTCATGACAAATAACCCTGACGCGGTGCCGCTGCCCGAAGACGACAGGCGGTTCGCGGTCATTACGAATGGTGAGCGGCGTGACCCGGCTTTTTGGGAGTTTGTCAACGGGTGGATGCAGCGCAAGTGTAACGTCGCCGCCTTCGCGCAGCACCTCACAGAGCTAGATTTGGGCGACTATGACCCCTATGACATGCCGATACAGACCATTGCAAAAGAGGAAATGTCAGACCTTAATAAGTCGGCGCTTGATACGCTTATTGAAGAGACTGTCGACAGCATGGTCGGCGTGTTCGTGCCCGAACAGGTGGTGCAGCGCGCGGCTAGAATTGCCTCTGACAGACGTTTGGATTTACCTAATAATTGGAAGGCATTGGCTGTCAAGATGGTGCAGAAGACGTGCTATCCGGCGCGGTATGAGGGAGGTCGTAAGATACGCGTCGCTGTTAAAAATAGGTCATATGAGGCTTATTGTAAGACCTCTGACGTCGCGAAAAGGTATCGCACATCCGATAAAATACGCTGCGATTGGGGCGCAAATGGTAACGTTTTCGGGCCGCAGAGTATGGCGTCAAAATTGAAGGAAAAGTGACGTTGTCGGCGTCGTGTCAAAATCGTGTCATGCGTGACATGGCGTGACATGGTCGTGACATGGTCGTAACGCTTTGTTATGTTATAACGTAGGGCATCTCATGTCGGCCATGTCGTGACCATGTCACGCGAAAAATGGGTTAAAACTATGAAAACTTTATCTTATATATATATATTCCTGTCATGTCTTATATATAACATTATTATATATATACATATAAAAACTCTGTATTTTTTCCCGCTATGTGTTCTTATGTATTTTATATGGAGATACCGCTATTTTGCGGAAAAACGACATGACGACACGATTACGCCTATTTTGACGCCCCGGAGGCCCCGCCATGCGAACTAAGAAAAATGATGAAATGTTGACGCCAAGAGAGGCGAAGTGGGTCGCCGAATACGTGGCGACATCGAGCGTCAAAAACGCGTCCGAGGCGGCGGGGTATTCTTCGTCGACTAACTTGCTATCTAGGCCGCGCGTTGCTAACGCTGTCGGTAAACGTATGGAGAAAATTATGGCGCGCAAAGAAATCACTGCCGAGCGTGTTGTCGAAGAGCTGGGTAAGCTCGCCTTCGCCAACATTGACGACTTCGTCGACGAAAACTACGCGGTCATGGAAAAACCAAAACGCCGTAAAATGGCGGCGGTCAAATCTGTGAAGACCACGACAACCAAACGCGACGGAGACGACGAAGGTAAAATCGAGAAGGTCGAGTTACAACTCTACGACAAGCTCGGCGCGCTCAATGCCCTCGGTCGACACTTCGGTCTGTTCAAAGACCGCATAGAGCTAAGCGGAGATCTCGCGGAACGTCTTGACCGTGCGAGCAAAAGGCTTAACGATACGGTCGTAAACAACCTTGACGATGTGGAGATCGGAGACGATGAATAAAGGAACGGTAGACCAAGACAAATACGCATATGAGCTTAACCGCTCGCGGCCTGCACGACTTACCATAGATACTAAGACCGCGATTGAGAACGACGCGGCTATGGTGTCTATCCCTGCACCGGGCGAGGGACGGGTGGTGGCGCCGTCACATTTTTACGCCGTTTCGACCTACGCGCCCGATAGAGGCTCGCTAGGGAACGTTTTACGAGACATCCAAGAGGCATGTGACGCAAAGAAAGTCATGCTCAGTAGGTACGACGTAGACGGTAACGAGGTGGCTAGGGTGGCTACACCTATGATACGCAGCGGTGAGTACCAAACATACCTCGATCTCAGAATTGAAGTCGCCGCCATTGAAGGCATACCTAGCCTCGACAACACCGAGCTTCGTGTGTGGTTCGACGGTAAGGACGCCGACGAAGACCAATATATCTTAGTCAATTACCGCGTCGTTAATTCGAGAGACGATAAGATATTGTAACTTTAGCGCGCTTGACAGGTGTCGGTAAACGTTTAACTACTACGGAAATGACAACAGCATGGGGTTACGCTTGTGGCGACCGAAGTTTTAGAGTTAACTACTACGTGGGAGGTGCTAGCGACGGGGCCTGGTAACGTGTCTTTTGAAGCGAAAGATGCAGGCGCAGAGTGGGCGTTATCGACAGACCAACTTGCGTTCGGCGATGGTCACACAATACCTATACGAACAACGACGACCGCCGCGCTTGCGAGCGGTGAGGTGTTATATGTTAGAGGGGTGGGCACGCTTGTACGCACTTTCACGACCTAATGCGAATATCTAACGACCAAAATTTCATCATACGAACCCCAGAGACCGTAGGTTTTACAATAGGCGTCTCAGTGGTACGTCCACCTACTTACATCGTGTCATCGGCAGCTCCTACAGAGAGTGCTTTCGACGCGGCCTTTGAAACGAGTTTCTTCTAATGTCACGTATAAACCTAGACGCCGCAATATCTACGCTTATCACAGACGCAGAGGCGTCGATAAGCTCTACCGATGTCCGATCCGCTTTCGCTGCGATAGCTGACTACGCAGAGACGCAGCCCGGATCTGCTGGCGCTGACGGTTTAGGCTTCACAGGCGGGTCTTACGACGTAGCTACGGGCACAGTAACTTTCACAAGTGACGACGGTCTTGGGTTTTCTACTGGCGACCTGCGAGGGGTAGAAGGTACTGACGGGACTAACGGTGTTGACGGCCAATCTGTGATAATTACGGCGACGACAGATCAAACTGTCTACGACACGGCAACACCTAACGCCCTCGAATTAGTGGTTCTATATAGTGCCTAAGTTAGACTTAACCCGCGCATTGCAGATTAAGAACATTGACGGAGAGCTGTTGAGCCTTAAAGGTGCTGGGTTTTCTTGGGTTAAGCCTCCGGCGAGGGTGCGGCTGTCTATATTTTAGGCGGTTCAAACGACTTACTTATTTGTCAGTGCGGCTCAGGCCGCGACCCGTACAACGTAGCTGACGAGCGTAGAGCCTTGGTTACTATACCTTATTCCCAAGTTGCGGGTCAGACAGGCGAATTAGCTTGGGTTTACGTTATAAATACCACGGACATCACCTTGGAAACCTCAGTATATTTTAAGGGTATGCTCTTGGCGCAAAATACGTCAATAACCATCGCAAGTGAAAAATGGGCAGGTACTAACGTGGGGACGTATTTAGGCCTTTCTACGCAAGCTGCGACTGGAGTTCCCCGGCAAGACAGCCCATCCATTAGCAACGCTAGCGATTTGCGCTATTGGGAAAACGACAGAATACCAACATGAATTTACTAATTTCACCCAAACCAAAACATGAGAAACGGAATATTTAATATGAGAAACCCACCCTTAACTCAAAATAAACTCGGATGCACTGTCGCTGTAGTAGGCAACGTCTTAATATGGTCGCTAATTTTAACACTTATTTTTTAGCTTTAAGCGTTAAAAACATCCTCCATCCTAATGACGGAACAAGACCCCGAAGAAAAACTTTTAGAGCTGGCGGCTTCGTGCCGCTACGACCCGTGGAAATGGGCAGGCATAGCGTGGGATTGGGGTCACGGCACCATGAAGGCGTATAAGAACCCACGCGAATGGCAAGATCAGATAGGCGACACGATAGCCGAGCACCTATCAAACCCTGAGACACGCTATCAACCGTGCCAGATAGCCGTCGCGAGCGGCCACGGTATCGGTAAGTCGGCAGAGATGGGTATGCTCGCAAATTGGGCGCTGTCCTGTTACTCAAACGCACGCGTCGTTATCACAGCGAACACTATGAGCCAACTTCGTACGAAGACAATGCCGGAGGTGACGAAGTGGTTTAACAATTCTATCACACGGCATTGGTTCGACATCCAAGCGCAAGCGATTAAGGTGAGTGATAACTGGCGGCTCGATGCAGTGTCGTGGTCTGCGCACAACACCGAGGCGTTTGCGGGTCTGCATAACATGGGGTCGATCATCCTTATTTTGTTTGACGAAGCGTCGAACATCGACGACAAGGTGTGGGAAGTTACCGAAGGCGCTTTGACAGATGAAAACACGGTTATTGTATGGGTCTGCTTTGGGAACCCCACGAGAAACACAGGTAGATTTAGGGAGTGCTTTCGCAAGCTGCGGCACCGGTGGAAGACGAGACACATTGACAGCCGCACCGTCGAGGGCACGAATAAAGAGCAGCTACAACGTCTCGCCGACGACTACGGCGAAGACAGCGACATCGTCAAAGTGCGCGTGCGCGGCCAGTTTCCAAGCACAAGTATGAAACAATTTATCGGTACAGACCTCGTCGACGCCGCGCAGAAAGTCTTTCTGCGTGAGAGCCAATACAGCTTTGCGCCGGGTATCCTCGGCGTCGACCCTGCGTGGTCGGGTGAGGATACGTTGGAGATTGTTTACCGTCGCGGCTTGTACTCTAAACACCTACTCTCCGTACCAAAGAACGACGACGACGTCGCTATCGCACAGAAGATCGCGCAGTTTGAGGACGATTACAAATGTGACGCCGTGTTCATCGACCTCGGTTACGGGACAGGTATCTACAGCGTTGGTAAGTCGATGGGGCGCGACTGGCAACTCATACCCTTCGGTGGTAAGAGCGCACGCGCTGACTGTGTTAACAAGCGCATGGAAATATGGTACGAAATGCGCGAGTGGTTAAAAGCTGGCGGCGCTATCGACCCGAAAGACGACGTTCTCTACGCTGATCTTGTCGGCCCTGAGACAGTGTCGAGACCTGACGGTATCTACCAGCTCGAAAGTAAACAGGACATGAAAGATCGAGGACAGCCCAGCCCTAACCGTGGCGACGCATTGGCCTTGACGTTTTCTCTGCCTGTGGTAACCCGTGACGAGCGCGTACGCGCGGGGGCTATCGTAAACCACGAAGCCGAAGTAGACTACGACCCGATGGAGACATGACAATGGACGCAGTAGAAGACGAACGTACAGGTAACAACTACGGGCGGTTGCAGTACCGACCACTAACTGACGAAGAGAAAGCGATGGTGTCTGCGGTGAAGCAAGCGACCGAAAAATTCGGCGCGGTGTTAGACAGTTTACCTCCGTCTCGCGAACGCGCTTTAGCAATCACACACATGGAAAACGCCTCTATGTGGGCGGTACGGGGGCTAACGAAATAGTATGTGTAGCGCCCCAGACATCCCAGACCCTATCGCGCCAGTACGCTATGCGCCACAAAAGCAACCGACGCGTAAAGACACTGACGACGCCGCCTCTCGTGCGGAGATACGCCGTAAACGCGCGACATCCACGATCCTGACAAGCGCAGGCGCACAGGACATGTCGAGCGGTAAGACACTTCTAGGCGCTTAAACATGTACAACCCCGTCCCTATCACGCAGACAGCGACCGAGGGCGTTCGTAACTACCACGAACGCCGCTTTCAACAGCTACGCAACCTACGCACGCCGTGGGAAGACTTGTGGCGGGACATAGACACCTACATCGTGCCGGGTTACTTGCGCCTAGAACCGCAGCAGAACCATGGTGAGAGAGGCCGTAGACGCCGCCTAAACATCGTAGACAACACGGGGCAGAAAGCGCACCGCGTTTTCAGGTCTGGTATGCACTCAGGCATGACGTCTAAGGCGCGTCCGTGGAATAAGCTTACCACGAATAACGAAGAGCTGCGCGAGATACCCGATGTCAAAATGTACTTACATAAGTCGACGATGCGGCTGCGCGAAGTCATGGCGAAAAGTAACCTGTATGGAGCCTTCCATACAAAATACGGTTCTCACGGAAGTATAGGCACGGCAGCGAGCTACTTGTCGCCAGACCCGAAATACGTCGTGCGAAACACAACGTTGATTGCAGGCACGTACTGGATTGCGAACAACTTCCGTAACGAGGCCGACACGCTTTACCATTCTATCTCTATGACGGCAAAGCAGATTGTCGAAATGTTTGACAAACCCGGTGACAACGTCCCTCGCGTCGTCATGGAAGCCTATGACGGCAGCAACAAAGACATGATGTTTTTAGTACATCACGCGATGGAGCCCCGCGCTATGCGCGACACGTCTAGTAAACGTCCTGACAATATGCCGTATCTCAGTAACTACTGGATGGATGTCGACGACGACAAAGACCGTATGCTGCGTGAGAGCGGGTCTAAAATTAACCGTGTTATCGCCTCGCGGTGGGACACGGTCGACAGCGACGAGTACGGCTATTCACTCGGCATGGACGCTCTAGGCGACGTTAAACAGCTACAGAAACAGCAGGCGCGTAAGCTCGAAGTCTTAGATAAACTCACACGTCCACCTCTTGTTGGCCCCACGTCTATGCGTGGACAACGTACGTCTCTACTTCCGGGCGCGATGAATTTTAGTGATGAAGTTAGCCGGTCTGGTGGATTGCGACCTGTCGTAGACCTGTCGTCCTACAACTTGGCACCGCTCGCCGAAGACATTATGAACACGAAAATAGACATCAAAGAAACCTATTTTAACGACCTGTTTAAAGCAATCAGCAACATGCCGGGCATACAGCCGCGCAACGCTATGGAGCTTGCCGAGCGTAAAGAGGAAAGCCTGCTACAGTTAGGCCCCGCGCTTGAACGTTTGGAAGGTGAAGAACTTACGCCGACGATTGCAGGTACAATTCACTATATGCGTGAAGCGGGTCTTATGCCTCAGATACCCGAAGAGCTTAAAGATAAACCCGCTGAAATGACCGTGCAATACACGTCTATTCTCGCACAGGCTCAGCGCGCGGTCGGCGTTCTAGCGAACGAGCGTACAGTCGCCTTTATCGGCAACCTCGCCGAAGCTAAACCCGAAGCGCTCGACAAGCTCGACGTAGATCAAGCTATCGACGATTACGCGGATCGCATGGGCGCGTCGGCGGGTATTATTATCAGCGACGCGAAGGTCAAAGAGATGCGAGACGCACGCGCGAAACAACAACAGCAACAGCAGGCGGCAGAGCAAGCGGCCATGGTCGCGCCTGCCATGAAGCAAGGCGCAGAGGCCGCGCGCTTGATGTCGGAAGCTGACGACACGCCGGGCGACCCTACGACCCTATTAAACGAGCTTAATCTGTGACGAACCCCTACCTAGAAATAGACGGTGAGGGCGGCGAACCTAGCTTTACGACGTTTGAAGAGGCGTTGCTCAACGTCGTTAAGACCCGTGAGGGGCGCGCGGTTGTGTGGGAAATGTTAAACCAAGCAAACGTTTACGGCGAAAACTTCCACGGTAACTCTACCGACATATACGAAAAAGGTAAACGCGCACTAGGTCTATGGCTCATACGATCCCTCGACCGTGTTGACGTAACTGCATACCCCCGCATGATGCTTGATGTCGCGAAGCAACAAGAGCGGGATAAAGAACGCGACGTAGCCCAGCAGGATATTTAACCATGGCAACAGAAACTTTGACGAGCGGCGCACCCGCAACACCACCCACCGAGACACCCACAGAGGCACCCGCACCTGTCGATAACCAGACCCCTAGAGACTTAGTCGAGAACCCCGCCGACGAGCTATACGGCGAGGACGGCCTTGGTGCAGACGACGCACCTAAAGACGACAACGGTGACGGCGCACCTAAAGACGACAACGCTGACGAAACAAAGGACGTCGACACGGCGACCGTACCCGAAGAGGGTACACCGTATAGCTTGACCATGCCGGAAGGCGTAGAGCTTGACAGCGGCCTCATGGACACAGTCTCACCTCTGCTACGCGAGAAAGGTTTTACGCACGCAGAGGCGCAACAACTTGCCGACGCGTTTATCGAGAGCCAAACCGCCATGGCTGAGACGCAACAGACGGCGCACCAAGAAACCGTGGACGGGTGGGAGACTTCCGCACGCGAAGATAGCGAGTATGGTGGCGATAAGTTTGAGGCGAGCGTCAAGACAGCTAAGGCAGCGCTCGACGCTTACGGGTCAAAAGAACTTCGTACGGTACTTGACAAATCAGGATTAGGAAGTCATCCCGAAGTTATCCGTATGTTAGTGAGGATCGGAAACGACATAAAGGACGATGATGTTCCACAACCGGGTAAAACAGGTGCGACTGCAAAAGATAACAGTCTTGAAGCCGCCGCAGCCGATCTTTACGGGGCAACAACGCCCTTAACAAACAAACGACGGTAAGCTCCGTCGTTAAAATGGAGACTACATCATGGCCGTAATTGGTAACACATATCTAAGTCTAGCAGACGCATACCGCATGTCTGGCCCCCTAAAGGGCACTGCGCGTATTATCGAGATGCTAGCGCAATACAACCCTACACTTGCTGACGGTAATACTGTCGAGTGTAACATGGGCGAGCAACACTTTACGTCAATCCGTAACGGACTTCCTGAGCCTGTTTTCCGTAAGCTTTACCAAGGTGTCACACCGACCAAGGGTACAACATCCGAAGTCAAAGACAGCACGGGTATGGCCGAAGACTGGTCTGAGGTAGACGCTAAACTCGTCGAGAAGCAAAAGAACCCCGGCACATTCCGTCTCAACGAGGCGCGTGGGCACCTTATGGGTATGTCAAACAAGATTGCGCGCTATACTTGGTACGGCGACCAGTCAACAGAACCCGAAGCCTTCACAGGTCTGTCACCACGTTTCAGCAGTTTCACCGCTGGGTCTGGTTCGCAGCTTGTCGACGCAGGCGGCGTAGGTTCTGACAACGCCTCTATATGGTTCGTAACTTGGGGTGAAGAGCACACGCACTACCTCTACCCTGAAAACTCTGTCGGCGGCGTACAGCGCGAAGACAAGGGTAAGACGACAAAAGAGGTCGGCGATCAGCTCTACGACGTCTATCGTGAGAAGTTTACATGGGATGTCGGTCTTACTACTCGCGATTATCGCGGCGTAGCGCGCGTCTGTAACATCGACTTGTCGGAGTTGCAGTCTAACCCAACAACAGGTGGGGCGTACTTGTCCGAGCTTATGATTGACGCGTATTACAATATCCAAAACCCCGGCCAAGGGACAGGCCGTACGATTGCGTATTGTAACCGCGACATTATGAAGTTTATCCATAAGCAAGCGAAGAATGAGAACAATGTCGAATTGTCACTCGAAATGCACGCAGGTAAACCGATTACAAGTTTCCTCGGTATTCCTATCCACCGCGACGACAACCTTCTCTCAACTGAGCAGCGCGTCGTTTAATTAAAACCTAGCGCCGCCCGCAGGGGGTGGCGCTTAACTCTTTCATAAGGATACGAAACCATGATTTTCGATATGACAAACCTCTTCTCCGACCGCCAAGAGGTAACCACGACGGCGGTATCTACAAACACGATTGACCTCGGCGTCTCTCAGACACCTATCAACGGTATCGCACCGTTGAAACGTGACCTTGGAGCAGGCTGTGCTGTACCTCTTGTGGTACAGGTCGTCGCAGACTTTGCGGGTCTTACAGACCTCACAGTCGAGCTACAGGTGTCAGACGCGCCTGACAGTGGGTTCACCACGGTCGCGTCAAGCGCAACGGTAGCCGCAGCGGATCTCGTTGCTGGTAGATCTTTTGAGCCGCAATACATCCCGCAAGGCACCGACAAGCGTTATGTACGCTTGAATTACGTTGTCACAGGCACCGCCACAGCAGGCGCTATCGTAGCGGGTATCACTACCGGCCACCAAACTAACTAAACACAAGGGGGCCGCTCATGCGGCCCTCCATCTAACCTAGCAGACAAAAGGAAATACTATGTCAAAACCAATTAAAGTACGCGCTATAGACCGCGGATATTACGATACGCTTCGCAACGAAGGCGACACGTTTTTCATTGCTGACGAACAAGCTTTTTCTAAGAAATGGATGGAAGACGTTGACGGCGTTATCGAAGACGACGAACCTGTAGACGCAGGCCAGAAACTTATCGACGCCAAAGCCGCAGACAAGGCCGCTAAAGCTGAGAAAGCGAATAACGAGCAGACACAAGCCAACACACGGTCACGCCGCCGTCGCGGTACTAATCCTCAGTAATGGGGTGACATGCGCCTCTGCTGGTGCTAGAGCGGTACGGAAACGTGCCGCTCTTTTTATTTGGGATAACACATGTCACTTGTAGATATATGTAACGAAGCGCTTAACAGTTTTGGTAAGAAAGACATAGCGAGTTTGGACGAAGACACGCCAGCGGCGCGTTATTGTAAACGTTTCCTGCCCCGCGTTATAGCCGAGATACACGAAGGTTACGATTGGGATCACGCCGAGAAACGCGTGACGTTGACGGCGAACGCCGAAGAGCTAGAAGACACGCCGTACAACTTCGTCCACGACCTACCACCCGACTTTGCACGTTTCGGCGATGTTAAACCAAGCGGAGACGACTATAGAGGCACACACGCGGGTATCGTGAACCTACATAAGCGCGCGAAGAAAACGTTACGCACGTCGTACACGCCCATAGACCTCACATACTACGTCAAAGACCCTGTGATAACCGACTACCCGGAGCACGTAAGGCTCGCCGTCGTGACACGTCTAGCCGCCCGTATATGCTTCTCCCTGACGAAAGACACTCGCTTAGCTAAAACGTTGCGAGACGAGGCTACTATGGCCTACATGAAAGCCTGCGACCTCGAAGGGCAAGACGAGTTTGAGACACTACCAGAAGGCAGTAACTTCCGCGACGGCTTAGAGTACGAGCGCGCACGTCTACTGACACCAGACCGTTGAGTATTACACGCCTCATAAAACCCTCGTTTACGGGCGGCGAGTATTCACCTGAGATCGGCGCGCGCGTCGACTTGGAGCGCTATCGTACAGGATTAAAGATCGCGAAAAACGTCATTATCCACCCGCAAGGTGGTGTGTCTAATAGAGGTGGTACAGCCTTTAAGGGTCACACAGCTCAGGACGGTCTGACAGTACAACGCCCTTTTGTGGCGAACGAAGACACGGGCGAGGTTTACATGCTGTTTCTGTCTGCGAACCAGATGCAGTTTGCGCGTAACGGTATAGCAATATACGAAGAAGACAGAGTGTTCGATACGCAGCCGCAACCTGAAAACCCTAACCCGCCGCCAGACCCCGACCCCGAACCTGTAGAGGATTTTGAGGTAAACGCGATGCCTACAAGTACGGGTGCTTTTGGGTCACCAAACGAACAACTCACGTCCGGGCCTGTGACAGTAAACATAACAGGTGGCGAGGCTCCGTACGTGATTGCGTGGAGACGTGTAGGCGGAAGCCCCGGCAGTGATAACATAGTCATAAATAGCCCGGCAGCGCAGACGACGACCTTCACTTCACCCACCACACCTACGGCATACATAGACGCGACTTTCGTGGCCGACGTGACTGACGCAAATAGCAATCTACTCACGACAAACCAAGTCACGATATTCTTCTATAGAGAAAACTTCGATAACGGTACGATAGCACCATGACCGCGCCTCCAACATACAAACCCGCACCACCCAGCACACAGGACGTAATACCGGGGGCGACCATATTCACCTTGTACGATCATGGTTGGCTACGGTGAGTTAGACGATGTCACGTTTACATTGGCCCGTAGGTACACTGTCTACACGCCCTACACAGAGGACGACATACGCGAAGTGTCTATGGCGCAAGACAATGACATCGCCTACTTCGCGCACATAAACCACCCGCAGTATAAAATATCACGTCTAGGCGATACGAATTGGGTTTTTGAGACGGTGGATTTTACACCTAACGATAACTACCCTAGCACCGTCAACGCCTTCGCGACGCGGTCACCTGATTACACACGCGACAATAACGGAACCATAGAGCAGGTCGGCCTGCCGACGACGTATAAATACGTGGTATCGACCATAGACGCCGATACGGGCGAAGAAAGTCTACCGTCCATGGTCGAGGCCGCAGCCATAAACGACCTCAACCTACAAGGCGCTAAGAACCGCATATCATGGTCTTCGGTGCCTAACACGGAATTTTACGTCGTCTACAAAAACGTCGACGGCGTGTACGGATTTATCGGCCAAACAAAAGAGCTGTTCTTTAACGACAACAACATCGCCGAGAACACAGCCGACGGCCCTCAACAGGGATTAAACCCCTTTGACGGCCCCAACAGATACCCGCGTACGGTGAGCATACACGACCAACGCCTCACCTTTGCCGCGACGAAAGAAGACCCCTTCGCCGTGTTTATGTCTAAGGTTACGCTGTTTGAAAACTTTGACACAGCCTCACCCGCTAAAGCCGACGACGCGGTCACGTTTAGGATACGGGCCAAGAAACGCCAAGATATTAAGTCTCTGCTGTCCACGACAGGCGGTCTAGGCGTCTTTACTTCTGTCGGTGAGTGGCTTGTACGCGGCGCAGACGACAGAGCTTTCATAACGCCTACGAACACCTTAGCCGTACCGCAAACGACGCGGGGATCTTACTACCTTCCACCGCTTGACGTCGGAGACACTGATATGTTTGCGCAGCGCAAAGGCGCAGTCATACGCGACTTCACATACACCGAAGTCGAGCGTAAATACACAGGCGAGGATCGCACGTTGATGTCGCGGCACTTGTTTAAAAATAGGGAGATTGTGTCTTGGTGCTACGCGCAGTCGCCGCACTCTATGGTGTGGGTCGCGATGGACGACGGCTCTTTACTGTCTCTGACATACGTTAGAGAGCAGCAAGTATTTGCATGGGCGAGACACGATGTTGGCGGTAAAGTCTTAGACGTAGAAACCATACCCGACGATGTCGAGGACGCCGTGTACATCGTGGTCGAGCGCGTCATAGGCAGCTCTACCGTCTATATGAGCGAACGTATTACGCACCGCGACGACACGCCCGAAGAGGAATGGCAATTCGCAGACAGCTCGCTTGTCTATGAAGGCGACCCTGTTAGCACCGTCACAGGACTTCGCCACCTTGTCGGCGAGACTGTAACGGTGTTGGCTGACGGCTTTGTGTTGGGCGAGCATGTAGTAGACGCGACGGGATCTGTTGTACTCAACAACCTATACAGCCGGGTCGTTGTCGGTCTACCTTATGTGTCAGAGATAGAAACGTTAAACCTAGACTTAGGCAACGTGCCGGAGCTGGGCGTCGTCAAAGGCCGCGACGTCTCTATACCTAACCTAGTCATAACCCTTGAAGAGAGCCGGGGCGTGTCGGCGGGGCAGTCAGACGACACGATGATATTTGTACAAGAGCGTGACAACGAAAACTACGGCGAACCGATAGCACCTTTCACGGGCGAGCGTAAATACGACCTAGAACCCGATTGGACGCGGACAGGGCAAATCACAATACGGCAGACCTTACCCTTGCCTATGAAGGTTTTATCTGTCGCACCCGAAGTCATTATAGGTGGTTAGTTTCTCCCCCGTCGAGCTGTGGCACGTCACTACAGTAGCCAACGCGATGCGTGAGGCCGAGGTCTTAGAGGTCGAAAAGAGCAGCGGTCGTAGTCCGTATAACGCGCTTAAGCGTGCGGTCGAGGTGAGTGAAAAAAGCGCGACTATTCTTATCGACGGAAAACCTGTAGCCATATTTGGCGTCGCACACCTGACACCTATATCGGATATAGGTTACCCGTGGATGTTGGGCACCGACGACGTGCAGAAACATGCACGCCGTCTTCTCCCCCATGCAGGCGGTAAACTAGATATTTTAGCGGCACGATACAAGCACTTGCGAAATTATGTACATGCGGCTAACACAGTCTCTATACGGTGGTTACGGCGTATGGGTTTTACCATTCACGACCCGGCACCGTATGGTGTTAGCGGTGACATGTTTCACCTATTTGAGAAGGATGTATAGCCATGTGTGAACCCGCAACTATTGCAATGGTAGCAGGTCTGGCGTCTACGGCGATGGGAACCGTAGGTTCTCTTATGGCGGGTAGCGCACAAAACGCCGCCGCACAGAACGAAGCCAAGACACAAGACATAAACGCGCGTATGCAGGAAGAACGCGCACGCGACGCTGTCATACGCGGCAACATAGAAGAGAAAAAGTCACGCGAGCGTGCGAGCATGTACGCCAGTGAACAACTAGCAGCGCAGGCTGCGAATAACATCGACACAGGTTTCGGGTCGGCCATGGACTTAGCCCTCGACACGGCGCGCTCGGCAGAGCTGGACGCCCTTACGATACGATCTAACAGCTACCGCGAAGCCTACGACCAACGCGTCGGGGCTGCAAATAGCCGCAATGCGGCGTCCTCTGCGCTCGCGAAAGGTAAGGCGGCGAAGACCGCAAGCCTATTTGCGGCTGGCGGTACGCTATTATCGGGCGGCTCAAGTGCTTACGGTAACTACAAAAAAGCAACGGCGGTGATATAGTGGCGCGCGTACCTGAATATAAAACGTCTCAGCAGCGCGGCGCGCAAGACGGCAGCGCGTTGCTCCGTAACACGGCAGGCGCGGACAGTTTCGGCGCAGGGGTGGCGAAAGCCGTACAAGGTTTTGGACGCGCGGTGGGCTCGGTATCTTCGGCTATGCAATATGCTAATGACCTCGAAGACAAGGCCGTGGTCGACGAGCGCGTAAATAACTTTAGCGACTATACACGCGAGCGTATGTACAACCCTGACACGGGCTACTTAAACACGGCAGGACATGACGCGGTCGTGGGACGTGTACAACTTGAAAAAGACTTCGACGAGATACAGAAAAACATGTCGGGCGGTCTTACACCCAAACAGGTAGAAATGTTCAACCGTGCGACGCAGGCGCGGCGTAACCAAGGGCTAGACACAGCTATACGTCACGCGTCTACAGAGAGACGGAATTGGTTAAACAATACTTCTGAGGCACGTATAAAGACGCTTGCAAATGACGCGTTGGCGTTCTCTGAGGAACCCGACAAGTTTAACGTGACCATTGCCGCAGGTCTTATGGAGCTTGAAGACCTCGGCGACCGTAATGGGTGGCCGCAGGAAACTCTGCAACAACGCCGCCGCGAATACATGACCAGCGTTCACAGCTCCGTCGTGTCGAAATACGCGCCTAAAGACCCGCTACGGGCGAAGGCATATCTCGACGCCAATAAGGGTACGATGGAAGGCGACGCCGTCTCACGTTTAGACAGCGCGCTCGCGCAGCCTGTACGCATGGCGCAAGCTGCGAGCATAGCTGATGCCTTTATGACAGACAATACGAGGCCCCCCGTCGTCAACGCAGCAGGCCGCGTAGACAGTAACCTCAGAACGGGGGCACGCTCGCCAGCCGAAGAGGGTAGCGCGTTTGCCAAATTACAGGACAGCTTAGGCGACGTTCTCGTAGGCGGCGACACGCCTGTCGACGGAGCAGTAAGTCTCGACGTTCGCGGTCTCACACGTAGCGAACGCGCCGAAATTGTCACCGAAGCACGCAACGCAGGTTATACCGGCATAGGTTTTTCCGAGGGCAAGATAATGCTCGACACAGGCGAGACTAAACGCGTGTGGGGTACAGGCGGTGGAGTACCCGACTATGCGAAAGACAGTCTTGCAGATTTTACCGACGACGGCGAGCCGGGGGCACCTATCGACGTGTATGAAGCGACGTCTAACATTAGCGACCCTCTACTGCGCCGCGAGGCCATAAGTCAGATTACGGCGCGGCAGGCGAGCGAAGACGCCATGCTACGACGACAGACGCGTAACGCCAAGATCGAGGCTGAAAAGTTTATCGTAGCGAACCCCGGCAAAGACCCTCGTACGATGCCGCTTGCGCAACAAATGGCGCTGGGGCTTGACGGTATGAACTCTATGATTTCATATTACGACCGCACCAAAGCGGGAGGAAACATAGAGACAGACGAGAGGCTATACGCAGACCTCGAAAGACAAGCCGCCGAAGATCCGTTGACGTTTGCAAAAGAGGTCGACCTGTTCGACTATATGGAGCGGCTTGATACAGTAGACCGTAGACGTCTCCAAACGCTGCAAGCGGCGGCGCTACGCGCGCAGAACGACGCGAAAGCGAAGCAAGCGAATGATAATAAGTCGGCTAAACTTTCGACCGCGATGTCGATAGCTGACGAAGCCCTGCTCGCAGCAGGCGTGAAACAGACAGGCAAGAAAGCTAATGAAGAGAGCCGTTTACGCGAGGCCCGTTTCCAACGCGCTGTCGTAGACCGTTTCAGGGAGTTTCAAGAGCAGAACGACGGGCGTGTACCTAACGACTACGAGATGCGCGATATGGTCGACGAGCTGCTGCTACCTGTTGTATTTGAAAGACCCGGCAGGCTGTTCGGTACGAAAGAACGTGAAGGCCGTCTCTTCGAGGCTCCGTATCGTGAGGATAACGAGACTATCGACATCGACATCGACTATAACGACATACCCGTTGACACACGCGGCGTGATACGAGATGAAATGCAGACAGACCTCGGACGTGCACCGACCGAGGACGAAATAAAAGCAGAGTATCAGCGGGTCTTTCTCGCAAAATAACAGCAGCGAGTTTTCATGGCCGACGAATTAGACCTGTATCGTAAACGTAAAGCCGAGGAACGCGCAGGAAACTTCGCGCCTAAAGTCGAACCCGTCGCAGGTACGTCTACCCTCCGCCACGATAATGACGCGTATAGAGAGCAGAAACAGCTCGAACGCCGCTACAACACGGAGCGCGCAGCGCAACGCATAAAACAGGCTGACAGCGACGGCCAAGGCCCCGACCAGTACGCGGATACCGTAAAACTCACACGGGATTTTTCGGCAGAGGTGTCGCCAGAAGCGCGGCCTCCCGTATCACTTGTCGAGACGCATAAAGATAAATTCACAAGCGAGCTACAGAAGGCGCGCAATAGTACGGCGTTGTCGCGTTCGCCTTTGCTGTCGCAATGGTTCGACGACGAGCAGAACGCGCGTCTTGCCGCCGACGACGTGCCAGCGCTTGCGGGGTTAGAAGGGTTCTTTACGGGTACAGGACGAGCACTTAAACGCGGCGCGTATTACCGCACACGTCAGACGCTAGACCAAGGCGATGCCAATATGAGCATGAACGCCTATCAAGATTTTAACGAAGACGGATCTCGTAAATCTTTCGGACAGCTCTACCGCGACGCACGCGGGGGCATGTCGGTGGCGGGTGTACGTCAAGCTAAAGCCGAAGGGCGCACAGCCGCAGGTGAAGACCCTGTAATGGCGACCGTGACAGCGGCAGGTAACTTCCTGCGCCGTGAGTACGTCAACGTCGTCTACGGTCTTGGAGGCCCTGACGCGATGTTAGAGGGCGCGGTAAAGAGCCAGCTAAAAGCCGCCGATTGGATACGCAAAGCGCAGGACGCAGGTATGTCCGGCACTGCGCAACGTGCAGCGCAGGTGTTCGACACCGAAGAGCCGATGTCAATGAGCGACGCGGTGACCGCCGCCGTGAACCAATTTGCGACAGACCCCGTGTCTATGCTCGCTTTCATAGGCGAGGTCGGCGTCGAGAGCGCTGGCGCTATGATACCAGCGGTTACCACAACAGCGGCGACGAAAAACCCTAAAGCGGGTATGGCTGTCATGGGCGCGACGTCATACATGACGGAGAGCCTGACTGAGCCTGCTAACTTTTTTGCGGATAACGGCTACGACATTTTCACCGAAGACGGCGCACGCGCGGCGCTGACAGACGTAAAAGTTATGAAGGAAGCGCAAAAGCGTGGGCACCTTCGCGGCCTAATCATAGGTAGCTTGGACATGTTGTCTGGCGGCGTGGCGGGTACGGTGCTCTCTAAAAACCCCGTACTCGACAGCGTCATGCAGTCTGGTGTTCAAGCGGCTATGGGCGGCGGCGGTGAAGCGCTCGCGCAAAAGGCCGTTGGCGACGAGGTAAATTACGGTGATGTCGTTATTGAAGCCTTAGCCGAATTTGCGACATCCCCTATAGAAGTTGCAGGTATCGCGGGTCGACGTTTTGGTAAGAAACGTAAAGACGCCGCCGACGCTAAAGCCGTTAAGGTACAGCTTGAAACACTCGCCGAGAAAGCCGTAGAAAGTAAACTTCGTAGCAGATCCCCCGAAGCGTTTAGAAGTTTTGTAGAGACAGCTATAGCAAACGGGTCTGAAACCCTTTACGTCCCGGTCGATGCCTTTACGACATTTTTCCAAGAGCAAGGCGTTACGATTGACGACGCGGCGAACGTCATTGCAGGCGTTGACGTCGACCAGATTAAACAAGCGCAGCTCACAGGCGAAGACGTGCGCGTACCGCTTGCGACATATGCCGAGCAGCTTGTCGACACCGAGGTCGCACCGTTTATCGTTGAAAATTCCCGTTTGGATGTCGACGGCATGACCGCCGCCGAAGCGCAGGTTTTTGAGGCAGCGGCACCCGCAGAGCAGGCACGTCTTATGCAAGAGCAAGAGACAGCGCGCGCACTTGTAACCGAAGAGGACAAGGTGTTAAACCGTATCGAAACGCAGATAACCGACGCGCTTGTCGCGACAGGTAGACCCCGCGACGCGGCGACGAAAGAGGCGCTTGTATGGCCTGCCATGTATCGTACGATGTCAGAACGTACGGGCACGCCTGTCGCCGAGCTTGTCGCAAAATACCCTCTACCGACAGTGCGCGGTCAACGTCCGCAACCACCTGAAATGCCGCAGGGTCAACAGGTCGAGCAAATCGACCGCGATATCGCAGGACTGCGCGAGCGGGTTAAACTGCGCGAGCGCGGCGGTAACTTTGACGCGGGGACACGATCACCGACACCTGAAAATGAATACCTAGACAGTGTCGAGCAGGCCGTGCTAGACGCAGGTGTCAATCCGGCAACGGCGACAGACGAAGAGATACGCACCGCGCTCACGCGGGACGGGTCTACCTACACACAGCAGAGAGCAGACAATGAACAAAATGACACCGCAAGAACTGGACGAGTTTCACAATCGGGACGAGACGGACGAGGATCACGAGAAAGCGGAACTTATGAGGCGCTCAAAGACGCGCCAAAGGTCGCAGGCGAGGTCTTCGGGCCGATCCCAACCGTCGTCGACGCAGCCAATGGATACGCCGCCAGCGCAGGCATAGAATACACACGATCCCCTGAATACGTCCGCATAGACGTCGACTTTGCGACACGCGTCGCAGAGGCGTATGACCAGATGGAGCACGCTCCCGACGACCCCGATGTCATAGAAGCGTATGAAGACATGAAGCGTCAGACAATGGCGCAGTATGAATACCTTGTGTCGCAGGGTTTCAGTTTTACCTTTTTCACCGACGACAGTAGCCCGTACAGTCTAAGCCCGTGGGACGCTATGCGCGACCTGCGCGATACGAAAACCATGGCGGTGTACTCGACCGCCGAGGGTTATGGGTCGGACGAGGCTGTCGACGTGTCTAGTAACCCTCTTCTCGAAGAGACAGATATGACGTGGCCTGTACACGGTACAGACGAGATGCGTGTCGTCACGCATAATGATATTTTCAAAGCCGTGCATGATGCGTTCGGCCATGGTGTCGAGGGGGCAGGCTTCCGCGCGCGAGGCGAAGAAAACGCATTCCAATCACACGCACGTATGTACACGGGTAAGGCCATTGGCGCGGCGGCGTCGGAGCTTCGTGGACAAAATAGCTGGGTAAACTTCGGCCCCTTCGCGGAGCAGAACCGCACGGCCAGCGCACTCGATACAGTCTACGCCGA